ATTTTCGGGTGGAAGCGTAGCGACGGCACTCGCAAGTTTCGGCGAGTGCATATCAGTGTCGCTAAGAAAAATGGTAAAAGCACGTATGCCGCCGGGCTGGCGTTGTCGCTGCTGTACGCAGATCACGAATCGGTGGCGCAGATTTTCGTAGGCGCCACCAAGTTCGACCAGGCGAAAATAATCTTTGATGAAGCGGAAAGGATGCTGCGCAAGTCGCCGCACCTCCTCAAAATTTCAGAAGTCCGCCGCGCGCCGCCAAGCATAATTTCGGGATGGTCGTTTATCAAGCCGCTAGGGTCGGACCGCGCGTTCAATGGCCTGAATCCGCACGGCGTATTTTTCGACGAACTCCACGAATGGAAGGAACACCACCGAGAATTTTATGACGCAATGACCACCGGCAGCGGGTCACGAACGCAACCGCTGCAAGTAACCACGACGACCGCGGGCGATCAAATGTCGTTGCTGTGGCGGGAGGAAACAGAATACTGCCGCGACGTACTTTCCGGCGACCATGTTGACGAGTCCTTGTTTGCATTTCTCGCAGAGCTAGACGCAGGCGACGACCCGCTAGACGAATCGGTCTGGGAAAAAGCGAACCCGAATATCGATATATCTATTTCGCGCGAGTACCTACGAGAGCAGGCTACACGCGCAGGCAGGCAGGCGACCGCGCTAAACACGTTCATTCGATATCATGCAAACCGGGAAGTATCTTCGGTCACAAGCGTAATCGACCGCGATGCATGGGATGCATGCGCCGGCCAGTTAAGCGACTGGGCGACGGCAGACGCCATCTGCGGCGGCATTGACCTGGGAGGCGGGTTTGACCTGGCAGCCACAGCATTCTGCGCCCGGTGGCGAATCGACACACCGACAGCCGATGACGGCGGAACTCCTCTATATCGTTTCGAGATACAAAGCAGGAGTTACATCGACACGAAAAGCGAGCGAGACACGTCACAGCAACCGTGGCAACAGTGGATTGCAGACGGCAGTTTGATTGCGTCCGAGTGGGTGTTGCAGCGATTGGGCGACGACTTTCTAGAGTCTGCGAAATCGCTGGGCGTAGCAGAATTCGCGTTCGACCCGTGGAACATGAAGCTACTGGCGGAACAGCTTTCGGAAAAAGGGATGACCGCAACCGACTTTCCGCAAAGGGGCCCGCACTACGCGGAGCCGATTGAGCAGTTTTTGAAAGCGATCGAGGACGGCAGAATAACGCACGACGGCAACGACGAGGTATTACGCTGGTGCGCAACAAACTTAGCGCTCAAGCCAGGGTTCCGCGGCGGATGGATGCCGGACCGCAAAAACAGTCGCTCTAAAATAGACGCAATCGTCGCGGTGTTGATGGCTTTTAGAATGGCTTTATTTGCGCCGCCGACACCGTTATGGTTTTATGCGGAACAAGAATTGGAAATATCATGACAGACCTTAGCTTTGAATATGTCGCGGGAGTGCATCGCGCAGAAACGCGCGGACTTAACGAGCCGACATTCGACCTTTCCGATCCGCACAGTTGGCAACAAATATTCGGCGGCGCGACCGCTTCCCATTCCGGCGTGACGGTCACGGCGAAAAACGCACTGGAATATTCTCCGGTCTGGCAGGCAGTGAACTTGATTTCCGGCGACGTGGCGAAACTGCCGCTCAATATATACAGCAGGCTACCAGACGGTACGAAAGCAATTGACAGATCACACCCAGCGCAGAAGGTACTGCGGCGGTATGCCAACCCTGGCATGTCTGCGTTTAAATTCTGGCGGAGGATGATGGTGCATGCTCTGATATGGAATAACGCTTATGCTAAAATCTTCCGCAACTCCCGCGGCGAAGTCACCGAACTGCTTCCGCTGCTGCCCGACAGAACGCGACCAGAAGCGACCGCGGACGGCATCGTATACGCAAGCGAAATAGGCGGCGAACTTCGCGCATACTTTCCGCACGAAATATTCCATATCGAAGGCATCTCAGTCAACGGGCTGGCAGATTGCGAACTCGTCAGCAAAGCGAGACACTCGTGGGGATTGGGGCTGGCATCGGAACGGTTTGCAAGCAGGTTCTTCGCAAGCGGCGGCAGAATCGGCGGGATACTGGAGCTACCGCTAGGAATGCCGAAGATCGCACGAGACACGATTGAAGAAGGATTCCGCCGCACATACGAAACAGATGATAGCGCGTTCAAGACCGTCATTCTGCGAGACTCGGCAAAGTTTCACGCCGGCCAGTTCGACCCGCAAAAAGGGCAGTTGGTCGAAAGCCGCAAGGAGCAAGTCCGCGACGTGGCCCGCTGGTACAACCTGCCGCCGCACAAACTCGGCGACGATACGCGCGTGAGTTACAACAGCCTGGAGCAAGAAAACAGGAGCTACCTGGATTCAACATTGTCGCACTGGTTGCGAACAATCGAGGGAGAAGCAAACCTGAAATGCCTGCTTACTAAGGAGCAAGCCACCGACTCGCATTACGCCGAATATAATACAGACGCATTTATAGCGGCCGACATCAAGACTCAAACGGAAATCGGGCGACTAGAAATAGATATGGGAACCTTAAGCCCGGACGAATTTCGCGCGATGAAGAACCGCACGGCACGCAAAGACGGCCGCGGCGGACTGTATCGAGAGCCAGCCGCAAATCACACGGTAGCGGCCGTCGACAACAGCGAAAAAGAGCGAGTGGCGATTCTAGCAATTCTGAGGAGGACCGCTCGCCGACTAGCCAAGCAGTCGCCGTCACGATTTGTAAAATGGGTGGACAACCTAGCCCGAAAGGAATTTGAGTCCGATTTCTTGCAGGAAGTTCCAGGGGCAACGGCGGAACACGCGCGCCGCCGGGTCGCGCCGATAATAGACGGCTTGGTGGCCTGTATCTTCTTGCCGCAAGAAGAGATCACAAGCGCGGTGCTAGAGTTTTGCGAAACACAACAGGAGAAAATCAATGCAGCGATTTGTAACGAGCAAGCCAGTTGAAGCGCGGCAAGAAGGTGGTGTGACTGTGTTGAGCGGGTACGCCGCGGTGTTTTACGATCCCGATGACGCCGGGACAGAGTTCGAATTATTCGATGGGTTTGTTGAGCGTATTTTGCCGGGTGCATTTTCGGCAGCAATGGTCCAAGATGATGTTCGTGCGTTATTCAACCATTCGCCAGACATGATTCTAGGTCGAAACAAAGCTGGAACACTTAGGCTGAAAGAAGACAACGTAGGCCTGCTGTATGAAATCGACCTTCCGCCCACGCAAGTCGGCCGCGACGTTGCAGCATCAGTGGATCGCGGCGACGTGACTGGAAGCAGTTTTGCGTTTCAGATTCAGGAGCAAAACCGGCGAACAACAACCGCCGGACTTGACGTGCGCGAAATCTGTCAGGTGAGCTTGTACGACGTTGGGCCGTGTTCATTTCCCGCCTACTCGGCGACGAGCGTGTCTGCAAGATCAGGACAGACAGACGGTGAAGTGATCGCCATCAAGGCCGAACTGGAGTCGCGCAAAAAAACAAGGGAGAGCGTCAGCCGAAGGTTGATGCAGATCGAAAAGGGATTGACTTAATCGCTGTCGCGCAGGTATTATGACGGTGCAATTCAGGATCTAACTAGACACGGAAGCGACCCCGCAGGGCAGTAGCTTTCACTAGCCACGAACACAATGTTTCACGGCTGGTGCAAGCTACTGCCTTTTTTTTGTGCGCAGACGAAGCCAAAAAACAACAGGAGAAATAATAATGGCATGTGACCTAATCCAAGAAAAGTTTGAAGAAAAACAAGTTCTGGCCGCTCAAATCAAAGAACTCGGAGCGAGTCCCGACGAGTGGTCAGCCGAGGATCGGTCAAGCTGGGACACGCTAAACGCTGCGTATGATCTGATTGACGGCGAAATAGCAGAAATCACGGAGCGCGCGGAACGCGCGGTCCGTCTCGCGCACATCGAAGAATCGGCAGAGCGGCAGGAGTCCGCGCGAAAAACTGAGGTTGGCCAGGCGCGGCAGATTAAAAGCGGCCGCCCGACAGAGGAGCAGCGAGCGTTGGCACTCCAAGCCTTTTTTCGCGCGCACGCTGGACGCGAGCTGAAGGATCGACACAAAGAGGCACTGGCTGTCACCGGAATGAATCCATCCGCGCCAGAATTCAAAAGCCGATGGGCCAGAACCTTCGCGCCGAACGGGTTGCAAAAATGGCAGCGTGGGACATCCGCGGTGCCAGGCGAACATCGCGCTGACCTTCAGGTCGGAACGGACAGTGAGGGCGGTTACACGGTTCCAGAAGGATTTATGACGAGTCTCGAAACCGCGCTGTCATCATTTGGCGGACTCCGAAACATTGCACAGATTGTTTCTACGTCGACCGGCAGTGACATCCCTTGGCCGACGCTGGACGACACTGGAAATACGGGTGAGCTACTCGCAGAAGAAGCAAGTATTGGTTCAAGCGTCGCGCCTACGTTTGGAGTCGTGACGTTAAAGGCGTACAAATATTCAAGCAAGCCCATTCTCGTTTCGGCCGAACTGCTAGAAGATTCAGCTTTCAACCTCGCCGCAATTCTGGGGTCAGCACTAGGGGAGCGAATCGGAAGAATCACCAGCACACATTACGCAACAGGGGACGCATCGTCGAAGCCGCAAGGCGTTACCGTTGGCGCGTCTGCTGGTGTCACGGCGGCAGGCGCTGCCGCGGTAACGTCGGACGAAGTTATCGCGCTGCAAGAGTCGCTCGATCCGGCATACCAGTCATTCCCGAGTACGGGGTGGGCGTTTCATCAGTCGACGAGAAAGGCAATTCGCCAGTTAAAAGACGGCGACGACCAGTACCTATGGCAACCGGGCTTGCGGGCTGGCGAACCTGACCTGATCCTTGGTCGACCATATTCCGTCGTCCAAGACATGCCAGAAATGGCAACCGGCGTGGTCTCAATTGTTTACGGCGCGTTTGAAAAATACATCATTCGCGATGCAGGCGCAGCAAGGTTCTTCCGCCTCGAGGAACTTTACCGCGCGAACGATCAGACAGGTTTTGTAATGTTCTCCCGCCATGACGGCCGCGTCTTGCAGACCAATGCACTCAAAAAATTAACACAGGCGTAACGCAATGAAGATTCGGTTCCTGACCTCTGTTGCCGGCAACCCGACTGCCAACCGCGGCGACGTAGTGGAAGTTTGCGACGACGAAGAAGCCATGCGGTTTATTGCCAGCCATGCCGCTGTCGCGATGCCTCCCGCCGCGCCGCATCCAGAACCGCCGCCGAAAAAGAAGTATCGGGCAAAGGTTAAAAAATGAGCTACGGTGTCAGTGTAACCACCGACCCAACAGAAGAACCTATAGGACTGGCCGAAGCCAAGTCCTACTGCCAGATTGCGCAGAGCATTACAGCGCACGACCAAGATATAGTTCGTAGCATCCGCGCCGCGCGTCAATTTATCGAGGCGGCTACGCATCGGTCTATAATCACGCAAACGCGCGAGCTAACGATTGACCGCTTCCCGCACGGCAGGAACTATATTCTACTGCCGTTCACGCCGCTGAAATCGATAACGTCGATATTCTACATCAACACAGAAGGCGTCTCGACAGAGTGGGCATCCGACAAGTTCGACGTAAGTACTTCGCGACAGCCGGGAGAAGTCCGCCGCGCGTGGGATCAAAACTGGCCGACCGTCAGGCAGGTTGTTGACGCGGTCACTATAAAATACGTGGCTGGGTACGGCGCGACATCCGACGTTCCGCACAATTTGCGCGCGGCAATGCTGCTGTTAATAGAGCATTGGTTTATCAACCGGAGTGCAGTCGTCACTGGAACAATTGCGACCACGATTCCGCTCGCAGTAGATGCTCTTCTAAGTGGACTTTCAGTAGGCGACGAATTTTTAACATACGGCGGCAGAGCATGACGCTTAAACGGCACGTCTGCGACATCAAGCGACCTAGCGAGACCCGCGATAGCCGCGGTCAGGTCACCGGGACGGACACTACTATAGCCGTCGACGTACCGTTTTCTCTAAAGCCACTCACTGGCCGCGAACGCGAGTTAGCGCGGCAAGAGTTCGCCGACGCTTCGTCATTGGTGAACATCCATCTTGACCCGGCGTGGGGCGTTACGCCGGCAGATTATCTTGTGCGCCGCGGTGGCGTGCTGTCTGGCCGGTCGCTGGCGATTAAGTATATTCGAGACGACGAAACGAGCGGACTAAATACGGAAATGCTTTGCGGTGAGGGGGATCTGTGATGGGATTAGAGATAGACACCGCATTGCTCGAACGGGACATTTTGCGCACAGGCCGCCGGCTTGACGGGATGACAGCGAAGGTACAGAAAGCAATCTTGCGCAAGTCAGTACGCGCCGCTGTCGCGCCGCTCACAAAGGAACTAAAAGCCAATGCCCCTGCGACATCTGGCCGTGACCTGCGCAGGACGTTTGGAGTAATGGTTCGCACGCTGCCCGCGGCAGTTATGGCCGCGGCCGGCCAGTCAAAGGCAAAACGCAAGAGGCGACGCGCCGCCCATCTGCACCTGGTCGACCAGAACACGAAACCGCACGCGATAACCGGAAGATTCCGAGGTCGTGACGGAGTAGTCAGAGCAGGGACGTTTGCCCACCCAGGAACGCGAGGGCAAGAGTTTGTCGAGCAAACGGCGCAAAGCACACTCAAAACGTCGCTGGGAATATTCGCGAAAAAACTGGCCGCGGAAATAGAAAAGGAAGCAGATGGGAAGCGTTGACGAATCACTGGTTTCATATCTGCTTGGACGGTCAGGCATCAC